TTATCATTAAGAACGATACGGCGAACGTCGCGTACCGGTTCGCGGAATGCTACCAGATGAATAACGTCAGTAATACTGCCGCTGATAACTTCAAATCTTAGGTCCAGCCTGCGCTCAACCTTATGCTGAGTACGTTCTTTCAGGAAGCCCTTGCCTAAAGACATTGCAATGTTGCTCATTGCCGATTGCTGTGCAGCGTCAGCCTGCTCCTGCGTACGCAAATCCCGCAGGTCGTATTTAATAGGGAAGTAGCCACCATCTAAGGTATAGATTTTTCTGTCCTGCCCGACAACAACAAAGCCTTTGGCTTCCTGCTTCTGCAGCACGGCACCGGTCATGCGTGCTTCAATCTCTCTTATCTGGTCCCAATGTATATCGTAGAGCTTCCAGATACTGTTGACGAGGTTCCAGTCACGCTCATCCAGATACTGCAGCACATTTTTAACCTGCGCTACGTTGACGTGATAGCCGTCCAAGACGCGCTGCTGGTTAGTTTCTGTACCCCAGTTAAGCGCAATCATAATGGCCTGCTCCTTGGTAATAACCGATGAGCCAAATTTATAGCGGCGTTTGTTACGCATATCTGCCAGCTCCTCGGGAGAGTAGGCACCAAACAGTCCTTTTAATTTGTTCTGCATATTCACGGCCATCTTCAGCTCTTTGTCTGCAGCTTCCTTCAGCGGGTCGTAGATATACCGCAGCGCCACATCACCCAGCTTTTTCAGCTCCACCTCCGGCTTAATCAGTAACCTGTCAGCCTGGTCTATAAAGTTTGCAGCGTCATCCTGCCATCTGTTTTTATTGGCACCAGTCGGGTCAGCGTTAGCGAGTTCTATCATACGCTGGCGCACTTGCCCTTCAATCTCAGCAACTGCTTCGTCAACAGTCAGGGTTCTGCCATCCTTGGTTTTAATCGTGGCCAGCTTCATATTATCCATACCGCGCTTATAGATGATATGCATAACCTGTGCCACCAAATCAACCTGCATATTGCTCAAATCCTTATGCCCTGCTTTACGTTTATTGCTGTTCATCGCCGCCTGCAGGAACCATTCAGGCAGATTGGTCTGGCCATCTGGTCCGAAGAACGGAGACTCCAGCATCAGGCCGCCTTCTTCCCTTGTAGCATCTGCTTTCATCAGCACTTCCATGATGCCCTCATAATGCGGTGGCACCGGTGCGTCAGCGTCGGAAAAGCCAAATACATACATAAGGTGATTATACGCATAACGTTCATCTGCAGATATGTTCTTCGCCTTGCTGATAGTCTGCTGCTTACGCTTCAGGCCATCTTCAATCTTCTTTATCTGCTTGGTATTGCGGACAGCTCTATCAGCAAACATGTCATAGATCAGCTGAGCCTGTTTGTATTTGACGGCCTTATCCCAGTTGCCTTTGATAAGAGACTGCTCGGAATTGTACTGCGCCTGCGCCGACTTTCTGCGCCACATCTGGTAGTTATTGGCATCCTCAATAGGCATAACCTCCAGCTTCATCTCAACGAATTGCACATAGTCCTTGTAATGACGAAGCGCTGCATCACGCAGGCCACGCACATTAGCAAGCAGCTCGCGCTTATCCTGCTTCAGTTCCTTTGTTTCTGCAGTAAGCTCTTCTATCTGCTTGCTCTGTCTAGTCATCTTGTCTACCGTCTTAATGACGCCTTTTTCTGCAGCATCATTCTTGCCTTCGGCCTCTATTTGGGTAGTCAGGTTACGCTGCTTTTTGGCAATGCGCTCAAACGCTTCCAGCTCCATCGCCGTGGCCAGCTTACGGTATTTGCTCTCCTGCACCACTTCTTCCGCACGTTCACGGAAATACTGAGCATCTATGCCGCTGTTATCTATCCCTTCCTTAAACTCTTTCATATGAGCTTTTACTGCAGCATCCAAGCTCCCGCCATACTCTTTAAGCTGCTTGACATATTCTTCCACGTTCATGCCCAGTGTTTCGCAGATAACGGATGTACTCATGTTAGGGTTATTCTTGATATGCTCCTGGATAATAAATACCGGTTCTGCGGCCAGCTTCTCACGGTATTCTGCTTCCTCACGCTCAAACAATTCCTTTTCCTGCTGCTGATAATCTTCCTTAACGTCCTTCAGCGCTATTTTGAGCACCTTTTCTTCAGCATCAGCCTTAGCGCGTTCCACCATACGGCGGTATACGTCCTTCGTGCTTCCCTCCAGATAGTCCAAACCACCGCTTGCGGAAAAATCATCCACGCCTTTTTTCCTCATGGCAATGTCGATTTCATCTTCGCTGGCAATCATGCGGTCCATAACTGCTTTAACCTCTTTGGACGGAGCACCGCCAATCTGGCTGAATGCACGGTAAATTTTAGTCAGCCATTGCTTGAAGCGACGGAAGATACTGCGCGTTGCTTCTGTAGGCGCTTCACCGCTCTTCAGATAGTTTTCAAAGCCGCGGGCAAAGCGTTCCTGCATCCAGAGCCGCTGCATCTGTTCCAAGGTCATTGCCCTGCCTTCAATTTCAACAGAGCCTTGGGCAACTGCTGTTTTCATCTGCTCGTTTAGCTTTTTAAACTCACTCTCCATAGCAGTGCCTTTGTACTCTTTGACAAATTGTGTATCATTCCAGGCTGCCCACTGGTTAATCGTGGCCACATCATCCAGCAGCTGCTTAGGAGCATTCGGTAATTCTGCCAGTGCCAGCATATCATGCAGATAGATATGAGCCATCTCATGCATAAAGGTTGACTGGTCTGCAGCTTTGAACAGAGAAATAACCTTCTCGCCGGTAGTTTTAAAGGCAGTCTGGCCTTTGATTTTATAAAGGCCCTTCTGGCCTGCTTCCTGCATGAGTTTTTTGCTATCAAGCAGCTTAGTCTTGACCTCATTCAGCCACCATGGTATACTATTTATAACAAAGGATGAACTTGTTGACCCAAGTCCCGGATAGTAACCGGGGGCACTTCGGTCAGAAGTTTCATCCTTTATTTTTTTATTTATATCAATATCATGAAGAATAATTTCTCCATTTTTTTGTAACCTTATAACGCACTTAGCAAAGTATTCAGTGTTATCAATGAATACTTTAGCTCCATATGTTCTGTATTCAGTTACATATCTCGTCATACGCTTTTCTCTATTTATATCTGGGGTAGTAGTGTAGAGATAGATACTTCTATCTAACAATTGCTGGATATGCGGAATGACTTGCAATGCGTCAATATTAGCTGTGTGTCTCTTAATTTCTTTAAATACTGCCGTAGGAATGTTGATTTTATCTCCATACCTGTTAGTAAGATAAATTGAGTCACCATCCTTCTTGTACAGCTCATCAAATTTCCTTCTTGCTGCTTTTCGCTGTTCCTTTACGTCAAGTCCAGTCAGCTCTGCAAATTCAAGTGTTACTGGTTTCATAGCTTCCAGTTCATTATAAGCATCAATAACTTCCTGCGCTGAACGTTGTACAGTAAGCTCAGTGCCGATATGTATACTCTCACTTATGCCAGCTGCTTGGTTGTAACGCTCTATGATATCAATGCTCTTATCATCGAAGACGACGAAGCAGCGGCCATCCTTCATACCTTCGTAAGCTATGCCTTTAATTCCGTGCTCATTAAGCAGCTCAGACGCGCCACGCCAATTATAATCTTCTTCCCCTACAGCCTTTGCCAGAGCATCGTAAATCTTGTTGCCGGAAAACATGCCCCCTAGCGTACCGGTAACATCAGCTTTTGCCTGGTTGATAACCTTCTCTTTTGCAGCAGCATCTTCTGCTTTGGCACGCTCTAATTCTTCTTCTAAAGAAGCAGCCTGGCTTCTGAGCTTCTCTTGTTCCTGATTACGATATTTGCCATCTGACTTTAGCTTTTCAATTTCTTCTTTGCTATATCCGTATCTTTCCAAGCTTCTTGCAAGCGCTCTATAGCCAAATGTATTAGGCTGGATCTCTATAAGCTTACCAATACCATCTGCTAATTTATTGAAGGCATCAATCTTAAACTGAACCTTATCAGCATTATCAAAAGCTCTTAATTTGAAATTCAGCAACTCTTCCCAGAACTTCATTGACCGCGCATCATCCAAAGATTCTATAGTATTTTTCAAAAGCGCTTGTACATTTTTGTTCTGATTAATGAAAGTCTTTTGTTCGTCTAGCAATACATTGTTTTCTGGAACTTCCACTTTCAGCAGGCGTGAAGTATTTTCGTACTTCACGTCAGCTTTTTCAATAATGTTTATCGCTTCTTCTAGTTTAGCAATATAGCTTTCTGTATTAGCCGTTCTTTTGGTTCCGGCAATTCTTTCCTTTAAGCTTTTTATTGCACTTTCCTTATTCTTGCTTCCGCCCATTGCATCAAACGTATCCAGAACAAATTCTAACGGATCATTGTCAATGAGCTTCTGTCCTGCTGCTGTTGCCCAATCTCCCTCCTCATCAATTTTGTACGTAACCCCATCTACAATTACTGCGCCAGCGTCAGCCCCCAGCACTTCCTTATATGCCTCTGATATTTTTCTATCCTTAGCAAAGTACAGGCCCCAGCCGTGCACCTGGTCCCCAACGCCAGCGCCGATTTTGCCAATATCAAACCTTTCAAAATTGTAAGGCGTGCCATGCCATGCTTTCTGGTCTAATTTCATAGAGCCTATAGCCATCTGGTCTTCTATTATTAGCTTGCCTGTTTCTTTATCAACATAAGGTTTATGATTAAGGTCTTTGACTTTTGCTAAAATCTCTGCTAAACTATATTCAGAGGGAATTGTTTCTTTTGAAGCATCCCCTATCCCGCCATCTTTCAGGGAAGCTTGTCTCTGGGATGGCGGGATTTTTGTTGTGTAAACTTCGTATAAAGTTACTTCGTTTAATTTTTTTAGTACATTAGCAGATGTCCCAATAGCAGTAATGACCAACGTTTGAGCCTGTCCATTTAACTTTACTGGTATAACAAATCTATATGACAATGAACCTTTGATATCCTCACGTAACTTATTGTCTACTTCATTAGAATGCTTTGATGGATTTATCTCAACTAAAACTGCATTTTGCAAAATCTCTCTAGGATTACTGATGGTTAAATTTCTTCCCTGCCTTTCCGTTTTGTTTTTTCGCCCTCTTTGCGATTTTGCCAAAACAATATGACGCTGATCATATTCACTCATCTTGCTAAAATCAAATACACTTGACAAATCTTTTGTAGTGACCGGCTCATTTTCAGTTAATACATGTTTAATGTAATCTATGGCTTTTTGATTAGCCTCCGGAGTTTCTTTGTCGGTGCCTATATTGTCTTGCAAAACATCTAAATCTAAAAGTTTATATTTGGTATTTTCATTTATACCTACATTTACTGCCTGATTAAACTTCTGCTCAGCAGCTTCACTCTCACTTCTGATAAGTCCAATACTACGCGCATAATCAAGCGCAGTATATTTAGTATGGCCAACCTGTCTATGCAGCTCAGCCATGCGGTCTGCCATTCGTGCGGCAAGGATAGCACTCATCTGTGCTGCCTGCCGAACTTCTTTGCTTTCAGCGCCTTCCAGCTTGCCACGCAGCTTACGGTATACCTCAAAGCCTTCTTCGCTCAGGCCTTCAGTAATAGAGAGTTCGCCCGGATCTATTTCTTCCAGAGCAGGAGTCAATGCATCCAATCTGCGGATAGCTTCTTCCGTTGCTTCCATAGCTGCCTTGTTATTCTCATACCATTGGTTATCTTCCGGCGTGCGGTTTTCCCAGCCAAAGAGTCCATACTCGTTGTGACCGGTCCAAATCTCACGCGCCAGCTCACGCAGCTCCATCTTAGAGGGCTTATGCTTATTCTCTTTATAGTAGCGTTGATACCAGGGGTCATTATTGCTTACCTTGATGCCACGGCCACGCATCTGATTATCATATTCCGGGATTTCTACTACAGCTACGCCGTTGCCCATACCCTTTTCCAGCTCTTCGATAATCTGATTAAGCGGCTCGTCAATCTTGGCCTGCAGTGATTTTCTGATTTCCTTTACGCCTTCCTTAGGATTATCCGGGAAGCGGCGCAATACTGCCTCTGCTATCTCTCGGGTTTCCGGAGTATGGAAGTTATTATCAAGGTAGCTATTCAAAGCATCTTCACGCTGGCGGTTCTCATATGCCAATATGCGGTCCATCTCGCGGCGCATCCTGCCGGCATATTCTCTGTTGCGTGCCAGGCATTCGCTGATATCGCTGAATGTGATATAGTCTTCCAGATGAGCGCCGATTTCAGTCGGCAGCAGCTTAGATACATAATCAGCTGTACTGATTTTCAAGTCTGCCTTAGTGTCGATGATGTCTTTAAGATACTGTTCGCCTATGCCTGCTGCCTTTGCTGCAGATTTCAAAAGCTCATAGCCGCCTTGCTGATTAAGGACGTACTCTGTATCTATGTTAATAGTTTCCAGCTCCGTGCCTTTGAGCTGATTATTCAGTACTTCGTTATATACTTCCGGAGCTTTTTTAAACAAAGCATTGTTTTTGATATCCTCAGCAAGACTTCTCAGCATAGATATGCCGTTAGCATCACGCAGGTTAGCCTTCTGTTCTTCGCTTTTCAGCTGCAGCGCCGCGGATGCACGACGCATAAAGGATACCGTGCTTGCTCCATGCGCACCAGCGCCAAAGCCGATCGACGCAGGCAGCGCCTGCCAGCTTGCCTCCAGCCCGCCAACAATAACGTCCTTTGCCGTATATGTAGGGATATCACCGCCTGGATTGTTTGCTGCAGCAATATCAGAAATAATTCTGTTGCTCATCTCCTGCACTCCTTCTTCCGCGCTCTCGGAGATGGCCACTGTCCCGATGTTTTTGGCACTGTCACGCAGATATGCGGCAAGCAGGCTCTGCAGCTCCGTGCTGTCCTTGGCACTGCTGATAATTTCTTTGATGCTCTGCGCACCTGCACCGCGTTTGATGACGTTCAGGATTTTATCTGCGTTGCTGAATTCTATACCTGTTTCCAGCGCTGCCGCTACAGCAGCATAGCTGCGTGCCTGATTATCTGTCAGCAGCTGCCTGCCCTGCTTATCCTTGTAGCCTCTATAATCAAGGTAGTTGTTGCCGGCAATTTCGTCATACATATCCTGCGCCATACCGATACGGCTGCCGACGCTATAACCGATCTTGGCACCTGCTGCCGCGCCCGCAGCAGTACCGGCACCCAGCGTTGCACCGCCGCCGGCGATACCGCCGAGAAGCGCGCCGAAGCCAGCGCCGTATACGCCCATCTTCTGGCCATTAAGAGCATTACGCAGCATCATCTTGCCGCTCTGCACCGTGCCGCCGACAATAGCACTCATCGGGTCCTCAAAAAGCCCCGGCAGCTCCTTGGAATTTTTCTGTGCTTTTTCAATTTCTCCTAAACGTGCAATGTCAGCATCCGTCAGCTCCTTGCCGTTCATAGCGGCGTAGCCCATACGGCCGCGCTCGCTCATCAGGTTATCAAGTTCCCAGCCGGTCTTAGCTGCTTCAATAATGCCCTGCGTCTGGCGCACGTTCTTTAAGTTATGCAGAGCAATAGCAGCGTCGGTATCACTTATCTTGGCCAGCTCACTCAGCTCAGGGTAGGCCTCAAACACTGCCTGAGGGTCCATTGCCTTCTGCTGATAATTATATACATTGCGTGCGTTGGCCAGATTATCAGCGTTAGCCAGAATGGCATTTTCCGGAATGTTTGTGGCCGCGCTGATTTTTTTTGCTTCCAGCAACACATCGTCTTTACTGTAAAAGTACTTTTTATAAGCGTTGGTGTTTTTTACCATGTCCACAAAGCTGTTATCGCTTGTGCTTACTGGCTTAATGCCATTAGCTGCGTTAATATCAGCCAAGTCCTTTGCTTTTTCTTCTGTAATCTTATTGTCTACAATGCCATAGTCAGGCTGAACATCACCATGAAACTTCCACGTGCTTTCACGTACCGTAGCGTATGGTGATTCCATTTGTCCCTTAAGGAAATTCAATCTAGATTCATCCATGCTGTTCGTCCTCCTTATCCGATTCTGTTTTTTAAATCTTCGCCGCTCATACTAAAGATTCTACCGTCCATCATCTCTACTTTGTAAATACCTCCGCCAATCGGGGTTATGCCATTAGATTTTATTCCAGCACGAGCTAAGTCAGCATTGCTTGCCTCTACATTGTACTCGTTTGTACCCCAAAGCAATCCAGGTTGCCTGTATGTAGCAACTGTATGTTTTGTTAAACTATCAATGCATGCTTGGATAACTTCACTGTCTGATGGTTGTACTCCATTTTTTGACATATAGTTTTGTATAAATTCTCTACCAGCATCTTTTGCTCCAATCCACTGCATTTGAGCGTATTCTCCTTTTAGACCAGTACTTGCTTTTACAATGCTTTCTATCTCACCCCAATTATATTTATATGCGCCAGTTCCTTTACGGAAATTATCGTATGTCGTCATCAATGAATCATATTCAGATTTACTTGGTCCATAGTTCAGAACGAAATCAGCAAATTCTTCTTTGTCATTGAAGTAACCGCCTTCAAGAAGCTCTGTAAGCTTTTGCTTTTGTCCCACAGCTAACCCTTTGCCTGTACTAACACCGGAGCTTCCAGAGCTTGCACGTTTTCCGAAAACGTCTACGTTACCTGCCCATGAATAAGCTGTGCTTACAGCCCCACGCGCCATCGAACGCATTTTTAAATCAGTGCCGCCAAAAACATCCGCCTGTCTCAGCGCCTCTTCTATGGGTATGCCGCTTTCAAACATTCTTACAGCTTCCGAAGAGAAATTATCAAATGCCTTATCCTTGGCCATCCTTTTTCTTGTGTTTTGCACTGAGAAATAGGACTGCATTTCTTGCAGGCTTTTATTCATATCGGTCTCATCCATACCGCGGCCGCCGATATGGCTGTAGCCTACCGTATGATATCCGGCAGCATCCAGCGCCAGCTCACTCACTCCATGCTCACCGCTCTGGATAACCTTGCCGGTCTTGGCATTGTATATGCCGACATGGGTAATGCCCTTATAGGCCTTGGTGTCAGAATGTACATCATCCGGGTTGTCGCTCGTAGCGTACTTGCTGCCATCTACCTGCCAATAGACAATATCTCCGTCCCTTAATTGTTTACGGTCATTAAACGTCAGCCCTTTCCGTTCTGCGTTAAGGTAGGTACCGTCAGCCAAGCTGCTGGTAATGTCATAATCACCGCCAGCCGTCTGAATATATTTTTTTACAAAGTTAGCGCACTGATTGCTGCCCCAAGCCTTGCCTTCCTCTCCCTGTGCAAACGCCAAACCTTTGGCGATATCTGCCGTACCACTATTTAATTGCTTATATTCAGCCGCAGCTTTCTCAAAGTCCCCATCGTATTTGTCATAAAGTCCGCTGAATGACTTTATTTGTTCATTGCTTTTCTCCCTCGCGCTGATAATCTTATCGTATTGGATCCGTTTCTGCGGGTCCATAAGATAACCGTAGGCCTGCAGTATCTCGCCGCCACGCGTCCATCCTTCGCTGCTGTCTGAATTGATAGCAGCCTGCGCTGCCGTCTCTGCTACCGCAGCCTTCCATTTGTTGCTTGCTTCAGCAATCTTTTCCTGGCCATAGTTGGCGTACCTTGCTGCAGTCATAAAATCGCCGCGGCGCATAACAGCGTCCAGATCATCATTGTTATGCCAGTTTACAGCTACGTCCTTCAAAGCTAATTTGTATTGATTGTTAAGCTGCGTATCCTGGTACTTCTCCATCTCGCCCATGGTATAACGTTCCATCTGAGCACGCTGGCCGGTCCAGTCACGCTCAATGGTATTGTAAAAGGCCTTGCTTCCCAAAACGCCACGCAGCGTCGACGGTCCTTTTTGCATAATGCCATTGATAATCTTCTTGCGCCCTTCCTCGTACTTGGTAAGGTTATCCCTAGCGTTCTCTTCCTTATTCTGTAGCAGCTCATTCTGCAGCCTGCTCATCTGCATATTGTAATCATTGTTGGCCTTCATCACGTCGGCAATGGCTATCTGCTCATAAAGCTTCTGCCCTCCCTCGACCATCGTATTGGTAAGATTTGCATTTGCCCTTGCCAGCGCCATCTGCCCGCCCATATCAGGATGCACACCGCTCGTCCGGCTTGCAGGCGTACCGAGCTTTGCCTGGTTCTCGTAAACATCAATTACTGCCATATTCTGCTCCTTTCCTATATACGCAAAAAGCACCCAAGGCTTAGCCTCAGATGCTTTCTACGTTGCTAATTTTTTAGAGTATGATGAAAATGGGAGAATGGCTTCCCTTCCGCACTATCATTTTAACACACATACTTTGCCGATTTGTAAAGTACAAAATGACATTTTTACCATTTTGCTTTCGCCCAGCCATCATTACTGTAGCTTGAGATGCCGCCACCGGTATGAGCAGGCAGTCCTTTCATCTCTGTGTAGCCCGGTACACTGTAGTTTTGCAGGCCTACGCTTTTACCGGCTGAGCTTTTCAACGCCCCCATGCTTTTGGGCGTATAAAGATTAGACGCTACGCTCAGCCCTGCCTGCAGCATGCTGTTCATCATAGCGCGCTTGCCTGCCTTACGGTAGGCTCTGGCGCTCGACGCATAGGCATCGCCCTGATTCAAATTGTCCGTACTCTGTTGGAAGATGTTATCTACCTGCTGACGCGCATTGTATCTCTCAAAGGCAAGCTCCTGCTCCTGGTTAAACTGGCTGTCTGCCATCGCCGCCAGTGCACTGCCGCTTGCCGTGATTCCGGCCGCGCCGATGTTGGCTCTCTGCTGCCCCTGCAGCTGCAGCAGTCTGCGGCGTTTGTTTTCCTCGTTGATTTCATTATTCTGCGCCTGCTTCTCGGCCTGCTCCTGCAGCTTCTGCGCATTGTTATAGGCGATATCAGCATTTGCCTGCGCCTGCGCCGCCTGTGCGTTGGCCTGCTGACGTGCTGCACGTCCCTGCAGATAACCGCCCAAGAGAGTTGCACCAATCATTACTCCTACGCCCATGCTATCCCTCCTTTAAAATTCTTTCGTCAAAATAAAATTCCCTGTGCGGCAGATTGTATATTCCGCATTGCACCGGTTCCGATATCTCAGCGCCAAGCCATCTGAGCCAGCGCAGGATTTCTGCGTTTCCAGCATCAACCTTATTGGACATAGGCCCATAGGCCGCCACAATCGCCCTCAGAAAGCGTTTGGTATATCGCCCTACTACTAGCCTATGCTTCAATGTTTCGTCGGTCATGAGCAGCCAGACGCATTTGACAGAGCATATTGCAGCCGGGCTTCTTACTCCATATATAGCTGCAGGTATGCCGTCAACATAAAAGCAGCCAATCAGTTCGCTATATCTGACGCTTCTTTTTAAAACATCCAGCTCATGTCCAGCACCATACAGCGCCGTCAGCTCCTGCCTGTTGTCCTGCCGCAGATGTGCGGCCACGTATTCAATATCTCTATCAGACGGACGAGAAAAAGTATATTCCGCCATATTATCCTCCCGGCACAATCTCCGGCACAATGGCCAATACCGTCATCGGCAGCGGCGCATCCTGCTTAATGATAAGCTGCTGCGTTTCGTCCCAGCCTGCAGCAGGCAGGACGATTTTTTTCTTACCGGTGAAAAGTTTTGTAGGTTGGCCGTATGCTTCGGTATCGCGCCATTTGATTTCATCAAGCTTTCCCTCACTCAGACCATACAGTCCGCCACGCGTGTTTTTAAAGAGAACAGCAAGATTGCCTATACGCTTCTTGCGGCTGATGGAGCTGCCGTCCTGCATCTGAAATTCTATCGGCAATGTCTTTATGACTGCATCAATAGGCAATCCTACATGCACAACACTGTAGCCGTGTTTCTTGCTCAGTGTAATCTTGCCGTTTTCAACCTTCTGCTGCGGCAGCGCATTGCCATCTGCCAGTATGGCCACTGTTTCACCCTCCAGCCACGTCAGGCCAGTTACCTCTTTTATATCGCTGCCACGCACGGTAATGCCATCATCAACATAGTATTGTTCCTCCGGCACATCGTTATCTTTCCGCTTATCCAGCATAACGTTCTCGTATTTACCGTTACGTTCTATTACAGCATAAAGCTCGTCACTATCTCCGCCAGGAATGCAGCATACATTAATAAAGCGTGCATTCTTAATGCTGTGCTTATGCCATGCGTAGATATCCTGCTCCTTGATATAGGTCAGTCCCAAGAGCAGGCCATCGTCTCGGACAAACCATATGATGCTGTCCGGAGTCTGCTGGTAGGTCATAGCTACTACTTTATGGCCATCAAAAAGATGAGAACATAGGAGGTTGAGGTCATCGCCGGTGTATTTATCAGCCTCATAGCTGTATGCCAAGTCACGGATGATGTTTCCCTGCTGCTGTGCAAAAACAATTCTGCTGCCTACAGTTACCGGCAATACGTCAGATATGCCGCGGTATTCCTGCGCCTGACTTAAGGTATTGCTTGGCGTCAGCGCTTTGCCCTGCCCACCGCTTACCTTATATTCGCCGCCGCTTGTCAGCAGAATCAGCTCTCCAAATGCTACCATGGCTTTGATGCCGTTCATCTGGCCACCGTTAAGAGTTGCCGTTACCGCATCATCGTCTACCACCGGTGTGGAGGTGCCGAAATTATAATAATCTCCTACCTTACTGCTCCAGAATGTCTGCGGATATCTTGTACTGCCGGCAAATACCAGGCGGTCCTCAAAGAAGCCTGCTGCAGACGGATAGCCCTTGCTCCTGCTCCACGGAGAAAAAGCCCAGATCTGCGTAGCGTCTGTACTGCCAATAGTACGTAATACCTTGCCTTTAACCTTTTTTCCGCTTATGTACTCAGTGATTTTTATAATACCGCTATAATCATTGCCGAAGCTCTGCAAAGTTACGTAACCTGTCTGCTTCTCATTCTCACCGCTCCAGATAGTTGTATCAAATTCAGTTGATGTTACCCTGTACCTGACGATGTATTCCTCTTCGTTCTTTTCGGTAAAGTTGTAGTTCTGGCTGTGATTGCCGTCCTGCGTCCTTACAAGCTCCCACATAGAGCTGTTCTCGTTATATTTTTCCAGTGAAAAGTTTCCCTTCCAGAAGCCGAAGCTCTCTACATAGACGCTAGAGCCCGGCAGGCAGCTTACCAGCATAGCATCTGTTGCATCGGGCACACCTTTTTTGTATTCGCTTTTTTTATAATGAGTCAGCTCAATAAGACTGCCAATGTTGTCTTTCTCAAAGATATCCTTATCTGCTGTTAATGTAACCTCTCCTTCGGTTGCACTGGCAGTTATCTTCGCCGCCTTGCTGCCATAGCGGAAGCGAATATTACAGAACCCGTCACCTCCGCTTTTGCCGTTTGGATTTGCTCTGTCTGTACCCTTGGTGCCACCACTGCCACCACCTATATAACCAGTTCCATTGCTGCCAGAACGGCCTTCGCTTCCGTTTTGCACGGCGCTTCCGCCTCCCTGTCCGCCTCTTGCTGTTTTCCCAAATGCTACACTTTCACCACCATTGCCACCAACCTGCGAAGTATTCTTTGTGAAATACTTATTGCTTATAGCTCCATTGCCACCAACGCCACCTGCACCAACAGATAATGTATATTTTTTTCCAGCAACAACAGTTGCAGTGAATTTTATCAATTCACCAACACCACCATCACCACCAGGAGAAACAAACTGCTCAATGCTAGATGCTGCTCCGCTCCCGCCGCCGCCAGCGCCAGCCAATTCCACCGAAATGTTAGTTACGGTATCAGGCAGTGTCAGTTCATATGTTCCAGCGCCATAACGGTACACCTGTGTAATTTGTTCTTCTTCTGTTGCTGCAGAGCCATTGCTGTCCTCAAACGGTCCGCCAGTTATCGGCATCTGTTCCCGACGCCAGTCATATGTACTGTAGCGCGTAAGCGTCATAGGATAATGGTCAGGATGTACGATAAAAAGTACGTCAGCACTCTGCGTATATTTTATTTTGCAGATACCCTGCAGGTCGGCTGGATTAAGATTGTTGCTTATTGTATAAGGCTCTCCGTTATCCTCTACTATGTATTGGCCGTTGTACAGAAAGCGGCAATGCCCTGCAGTGACTTCTATGATATAGGTTTCATTGGTGTTATACAGAAAGGGGATATAGAAGGCACGCTTGCCTCCATAGGTTACGCCAATATGCCGGAAGCCGTTGCGGTTACGCACGCCACCATAACGCTGCACCGTAAAGTTTTTTAACGTGGCAGCGCCGCTATCATATTTGTTGATATCGACGCGGCCGTACATGCTGTCCGACAATTCACCGCCGGCAAAGCTGGGCTTCAGTTGATACAGTCCCATTGTCAGCCCTCCCATCTGGCGTTGGCCAGTCTATCCTGTACAGCTTCTTCCTGATTGTCTTCTGCAGCATCCTCGCCAGCTGCTTCCGTAAAGTAAGCATTGTATGCCTGGATAGCATTTGTCGCAAGGTTCATGTTACCGGTCAAAGCGAACGCCATCTCCGCCGCCAGCTTCCAGCTGAAGGCTTCAATGAATTGGCTGTCGAAGGTTTCACTGTCCTTTACGTCTGCAGTATATTCCACGTAGGCGTTAGAGATATTACTGTATATCTTGCGTCCGCCGTTACCGTTCATAATGCGGAAGTAATTATCTTTAGGCAGGCCAACAAAGCTGTCATTGTACATAAGGCGTATCGCCAGAGCATCAGAAGGATATTGATAGACGTATTTATAATCAGGTGCCGTTTCATTAAGCAGTGCCAGCTGCACACGCTTCGTTGCGAACGTCCAAGGAAAGCGGCGCAATACATTCTGACGGGTAAAATTGAAATAACGTGTACAGATTCTTGCAGGCTGGCTTGCCTCATCCATGCGGTTGATTTCGTCTACGCCGATACGGCCAAGCGCAAGGTTACAGATTTCAATGTTGTTCATGGTTTCCTCCTAAAAAACAAAAGGCCGGAATAAGCTCCGGCCCGATGTTATTCTCCGCGCAGAGCGGAAATCAGTTCTTGTTTTTTTGCATTCTTCGGCGGCTCCAGGCCGTTTGCACGTGCCAGCTTCTGCAGTTGGCCAACATTCATATCTTCCAAAGAAGAAGGCATGATATCCGGGTTTTCCATGCTGCCAGACGTTTCTTCCGAAGGTTCTTCGTTCATAGTTTCTTCATCCGAAAGCACTTCGTCGGAAGGCGTTTCGTTCGTAAGTTCTTCATCCGAAAGCTCGTCAGCATTTTTGTTCAGGGCCAATCTTTCAGCTGGATTATAAAGCGGTTTGAAATGCTCCGGCACATTCTCACCCAGCTCCACCACTTCGCCCTTTTCCCAAAGTCTGCGCTGCCAATAGCAGGTGCGGATTACTTTGTATCTCATACCGGCACCTGAATATCCGGGGACAGATATGCCCAAATCTTGCCGCCTGCCGGAGCGGTAGTATCACCGGTGATTTTTACGCGGACGTAGCGGCCCTGCGGTTGGATGGACGCGAAGAATTGCGCCAGCTGGCAGGCATGCTTCTGCTGCTCGGCAGTTTTGCCGATAGTCACCACCATCTCAGTGATAGGAGCAGAGAAGTTTGCGTCAGCGCTGGTCTGCAGCTCTACGCTTTTGACGCGGCCGGCAGTTACGCCCTTAGTCAGTTTAACATCAACATAGAGCGGTCTCAAAGATTTGTTGCGGCCGATATCAATTGCCTTACTGGTGACAGTCGCTGCAGTATCGACATTTTCGCAAAGAATAAGCTTTGCATCAATCATTACAGCCATGTTCTTACCTCCTTATTCTACCGGCACTTTAGATTCAGTGCTCAGGATAGCATCATTACGCAGGATGGGAGAGCCCCAGAAATGCTGAATACGCTTGCCGCCGAAGTCTTCCAGAGAAAGGTTAACATTGTTTTTCTTCTGTGCAATGATATTGATCATGGTCTGCACCTTACGGTTACAGAGGATAACAGTACGGCCATGGTCAGGATTTTCAATGCAGTCATATACTTCAATCAGTTTGTCGATGAAGTCAGTGCTGCTGGTATTGGTAGTATCAATGTTGGCCAGACGTGCTACATAGCGCGGGTCACGTACGCAGAGGCCTACGTCCCAGTTGTACTGAGATTCATAGCCCCAGTATTCAAGGTTATTCTCATCTCTCACTTTAACACGTCCGTTGTCACGATAGCTGTAACCACCAGGAACGCCTTCCGGAGTGATGCCGTAAACAGTATCAGGTGCAAAGGTCACTACCCAAAGGGAGGTCAGATTGTTACCGGTACCGCCCGCGTCAACAATCTGATTGGCGTAGATTTCATCCTGCCCGGCCTTATCATAGTAGAAAGCGCCAAGGCCGGTAAAGCCAGCAGGGTTGATTTGTTCATCACCATAGAAGAAGGTAGTAGACATCTTCTGGCTCATAGCTTCCTGATGTGCATAGTTTTCATTGAGTCGATAGGTATTGCTGTTCTTGTTGAGCTTCATCAGTCGCTCATCAATCTGTGCAATAGCCTCAACACCGCCGGTAGTAAAGCTTGCCTGGCCAGTGCTGGATTTAGTAGGCGCTACGCCACGGTTAATAATACGCCATGCAACATCCGGCAGACTGGTTCTGATAAGCGCTTTTTCAACGCTGCCGCTGTTGCAGGTTCTCATAGGGAATACTTCCCAGAGACGATTGGTTTTGGCCTGCAGCTCTACGACCTGCGCCGCTGCTTCATTACCTGCAGAGCGATACTGCTGCGCAATATCATACATAGTCGCCAGGCCGGTGTTGTTATAAAGTCCGGTTTGTGCCATTTAATTCACTCCTTTAGTATTTGCTGTTAGGGAAGAGGATATCTTCTGCCCGCGGGGTTCCCTTGCCACCGCCGACATGAGTATCTGCCGGTTTATCTTCGCTGATAAGCTGGCCGATAGTTACAAAGAGCTTGCAGACAGCAGGATGATTGATAGCACCGGTATCAATCAATACCTGCATCGCCTCACTGCCGCCGAAGGTATCTACTGCGGCTTTCGCAAAGCCCAGGTTTTCTTTTGTAATCAGGCCTTGCTTTTGGCATTCAGCAATGTTTTTTTCGATGGCTTCCTCCGCCTCGTGCATATAGCCGTTGATAATCTCGCTGTGCATTTTCAGCAGGCTGTCAGCCTGCGCCTGTGAAAGCTTTGCATCCTTAGCTATGGCGGTAAATGCTGTTTTCTGTTCATCGGTGATTGTAAGGCCTTCGCCCAGATTAAACTCATAGTTTTCCGGCACTGTGCCAGCGCCGCCGCCATCACCAGCAGGATTGCCGCTGCCGTCACCAGTAGGATTGCTACCGCCATCAGGATTATCAAAGATACTTTTACTGCCACCTGCAGCACCACCGTCACCACCGGTGCCGCCATCGCCACCAGCTCCGCCTTCACCGCCGCCAGCATCGCCGCCGTCAGGAGCCAGAAAGTACAACCATTTCTTTCGCATTAAACACAACCTCCTTCAAATTGGTCATAGAATTCATCTTTGTGTTTTTCTTTAGGACGGTCCCGCGCTTCCTGCCGCATCAGCAGCTCCAGCTGCAGGCCTTCCTCAGTATCATCTCTCAGCATACGGAGCAGTTCTTCACCGACGCTGCGCCGGCCTATCTCATACCCCATAACACTTCCTTTACCGACAACATAGTTAGGAACATGCACTTCCATGGTGTCAAGCAGCTCATAAATAAATTCCCTGCCCGTCTGCGTCTGCATGACGTTTACGAGCAGTTCAGCAAATCTTTGCTTTTCCATCAGCTCATCCCCATTCTGCTCAGCATATCATCCAGAGCATTATCCGTATTGGCCGGCACCTCACTCAAAAGCCTTGCAGCTTCCGCACCGGTCTTGGCCGCCTCAGCGCCCTGTGCCATCTGCGCCTGCTGCATCTGTGCTTCCTGTGCCTGCTGGCGTTGCTCTCTGAGCTGCTGCACCTCATCTTCGCTGCGCATGATTTTCTCAGGCGTACCGCTGATAACGCCAACCTCACGGATTACGTTGTCGATGTTAATAATGTCGGCAGCTTCAGGATAGATACCTGCTACGTTACCCACCATACCAAGTACATTCTGTACACTCGGCAGGCTTACCATCTTCTGCGCCTGCGCCAAGAGGCTCACAAAATTAACCTTCAGCTCATCTGCAGTAATCTCTTCCGGCATAGGCGGGAAAAGCTCGTTGCGCATACAGAGTCCAAACGTACGCAAGGTCAGCGGGTCCAGCACCTCATTATGGAACTGCTCCAGCACCGGCCCCAGCATAAGGATTTTCTCCTCGTGACGTTCCGCGACTTCCTTAGCAGTCATCTGCGGATTGTTCTGCGCCTGCGTCAGCATTACCATAAGGTCATTATAGAACGTAGCGCTTATCTGCTGCCGTTTATCATTGCTCAAGGCTATCATGCCTTCGTAGCGCTTTGCTCCCGGCGGTATCATCGGATAAGCATTCATCTGCGTACCATCGGGAATAAAGTTGTTTGCACCAGGCTGGCGGTTGACTTTCTTCAGGCTTGCCGGAAACATCATAGCCGGGTCAGCCTCGTTATCCATGCAGCGGAGCTTTGCTTTCTCGATACGCTGCAGCTGCATACAGTTACCCAAGGCATTATGCCCAGGACCATAACCATATTCGCAGTTGGCCACCTTGGTCCAACGCGGCATAATAAACGGCTGCTCCTTGTAACCGCTGATGCGCAGGAACTGCTGCTGATTGCCACGCTCCCAGTAAAAGCTCTGCCAGGGGAAGTTACCGGGCTTTAATTGGTCAGGCTTATACTCATTGTTTTTGACGATGAGCATTTCAACCTCAAAGCGTTGTGTATGGTCATTGTTGTTATACGCAGTCTTTACGGCCAGGCTCACGTTATCAATACCAAATTCCGCTACCATCTGCGGAGCGGTCAATTCAAAACGCCTGCCAAAGGAATAAAGCCTGCCTCTTGCGTCCACACCGCCGGTGTATTCGCCGCAGGTGTAGCTGCGATGCCAGAGCGCGGTATCATAGTCCTGCATCATCAGCGCCGCCGCCGTGCCAAACTGACACAGCTCAGCCTCGATATCGTACAGCATAGCGTAGGTGTTGCCACGTGCATATACAGCCATCATGACGTCACGCACATCATCTAGCCATTGGCGTACCGGATGATATTCAGCCTTTTCCTGGTCAGCCAAAGACAGCTCAAACCACGGACGGCTCGGGGACGTCAGTCCGCTCTGCAGGCCAGCAGCACACTTGCCTGCCGCATCCATCGGATAAGGGTCGATGAGATAGCGGTCACGCCGCTCTCCGTCAATGCTGCCGCCACGCTCATGGAAGCGTCCTCGATACGGAACGATATACCGGGACAGAAGTTGCCACGTCGGTTCAAACGAGGCGCGCCGCTGGTACATCTGCTCCAGAACGAAGCGCTTATCCTTCAGCAGCTTTGAGTCACGATAGATTTCTTCAAACATTGCTATTCACCCAACAATGCTTTCTTGATTGTATCTACCATGCTGCCGCCGGTCTTGTTGGTAAAGTTACGGCCTCTTGCCTTGCTCAGCTTTTCACGCAGCGATTCACGCTGTCCTTCAGTCGCGCTGTCAATAGTTGCAGCGCTCTGGCTTCCGGGTGCGTTCTGCTTAATCTGCGTTCCGCCGCCACCACCACCGCCGCCATGCAGCTGCATAATGATTTCTTCCATGGTCTCACCTCCTACCACATTCCATGAAACGGATCATATTCTTCCTGCGCGCCATTATCGACGCTCCAGGCGTATTCATGTTCCTGTTTTCTGCTTAGTACCGGAAAAGCAAAGGTCAGCGCCAATGCATCCGCCCTGTTCGGAGACGGAAGCCCGCGCTTTTTCATACTCTCCTTGCTCTCCAGCTGCACTCTGCCATCGTCACGCGGAGCAAGCTCCGGTCCTACGAGGTCATCAGCCAGCACGTTGTCATCGGCCGATATTGCACCGCCATCCATAAGCCAGCGCCGCATATCCTGCCACATAGCTGCTCGCTTGTTGATGCAGTTAGGCGGTATACCTTTTGTGCTGCCAAATGACACCAGCGTCCAATTCCTGCCCCACGCATCGCCTGCACTCTTGATACCTGTACCATAGCCAAGGTCGATAAAGACTGCATCAGCATGGTACTCATCCTCCAGTGCTGCAATCTTGCCGGCAAGCTGCAGGTCATTATCATTCTTCGGATATTCAAAGAGCAGCTTACTGTAGTTGCCCTGACGCAGGTATGCGCAGATTTTATCCGCACCGGTCCACGCAGGGTCTACACCAATGATAACCGGAGCAAAATTATACTGATACGGCTTGAGTACTCTTTTCCGTGCTTCATTCACGATGGCCTGCGCGATATATTGCTTGTCGCTGGCAGAAGGGAACTCGCCGCGCACGCGGACCTTGAAGAAGTCACTGTCCTCGCCGTAAATTTCGCGCCACGCTTCAATCTGCTTTTTATCAGAAAAGCTTACGCTGCGGCTGTCTACCCTGCGAGTGTGCCAATAATTTCTGTGTTTGTGAAAGCAATCATAAAAGCGGCCATTGGAACGAGTTGGGTTGCCAAAGCAGCACCAGATGATTTCTGTGTCTGCGTCAGTCAGGGCACCTTCCGTAACTTCCCAGATAGTGTCATGTATCGCTGATGCTTCGTCAAAGATAATCAAAATTCTGTTGCCCTGATTATGCAGGCCAGCAAACGCTTCAGAATTTGTTTCACTCCACGGAATTGCATCTATACGCCAAGTCTTTTCGTTACCGTCAGCGTTGCAGAAAATGCTTGTCGCAGTGTAGTCAAACAATGGTTTAGCTATCCACATGTTGTACCATTTGTTAAGCTCTGCCCATGTTTTAGTGCGAAGCTGCGCTTCCGTGTTAGCGGTAACAACGCCGCGCGTATCCGAGCAGGTACCCAGCGCCCAAAGAATGAGCCAGCTCACCAGCGCCGACTTACCAATGCCGTGGCCACTGGCTACTGCTTCACGTATGGCAACATCAGCAGTTTTTACTTCGTCCTTTATTTCACGTAGTATGTCAAGCTGCCACTGTTCCGGCCCTTTCTTATTCTCCAGCGGAGTATCAGGTTCGCCCCATGGGAAAGAAAGTTTTACGAAAAGCTCCGGATCATGCTGGCACTCAGCAAGATAGCCTACTAAAGCATCGTAGTCTTCCTGGCTTATTTGTGGTTTCATGGCCCATTACTCCTTCTTTCGCCTTTTCAGCAGCACATTGACATTGCCGCTAATCTTAACCTCGGTCTTGAAAACATACACGCCATCCATTTTGTTCAGAACGTCAATCGCCCTGATTCTGGCCTGCACATCAGCAGCATCATCTTCGGCAATTTTACTGAGCACCAGAGCGCGTTTATCCAGCCCGATAATCTGCTTTCTGATAGCGTCATCTGCCAGCTCTTTTATGCGCTTCAGAATGTTAACATTTCTTAACAGCCTGGTAGCCTGCTGTGCGGCGGTCCTCTCACTGTACCCGGCAGCTATGGCTGCAGCAGTGCCGTTACCC